AAGTCGAACACCAGCGCAGTGGTCGGGACGTGCAGGATCTGCTTGATGCCTTCCTCGTTGAAGACTTCCTTGTCGGTGTAGGTCGTCGTCTTCATGCGCGCGATGTGGTCGGCAACGTAACGGGGCACGGTCTTGGTCTCGCCACGGCGGAAAAAGAAGTTCTTGCCGTTGATGTTGATATCGAACACCTGCCAGGCGCTCTTGTCGCTCGATGTCGCAATGCGGATCGTCACCGGCTCGGCGAAGAAGGCAAGGTTGTCCAGCTTTTCCTTGTCGGGCATCCGCTCGGCCACGTCCACAAGACGCACTTCACCAACCGGGTTGTCCGGGGTCGGTGCCGTGCGCTCGGTGCGCCCGATGGGCAACTCCTGCGTTTCAAGGCCGGTCGATTTGAACGCCGGGGCGTTCTTGGCGTTGGGGATTCCTCTTGGCATTTGGATATGCGCCTCTCAAAGAAAAAGGCCCCGACGGAGCCTTGTGTTGGGCCCGATGTCAGCGTCAGGCCAGCGCGTTACGAATGGGGTGGCGGTTTTCTATTCCCCGGAGGACCGCCGTCCGGGCTGACAACCGCTCCCCTTCAGGGCGCGGCCGAACTCAGTTAACTAGCCTTCGTCACCGTGACGCCGGTAGCGACGCGGGTCGCGCCGGACAGGAACCACGTCGTGCCGTTGGAGATCAGGTCAACCCGGTCGCCGGCCAGCGAAGCGTTGGCCACGAAGCTGATGGTGTCGCCGTCGCCAAGCACCGAGCCCGCAGCGCCGCCCATGTCGTTCAGGCCGCCAGCAATGATGTTCGCGCTCGACGTGGTGACGATGGTGTGGTTGCCGCTGGTGTTGGCGGTCATGTTGATGAACGTGTAGCGCAGCCCCAGCGCCGGAGCCGGCAGCGTGGTAGCAAAGCCGGTGGCGTTGTTGATGAAGAACGTCGTTCCGCTCTCGGCGGCCGACACCGCCTTGACCGCCGTGATGATTACGGAGTTGGCCGATTCGTCGGCCGCCATATTGAGTTCGGCTGCCGTTGCGGTGACGCCGTTCAGCGTCGCCAGTTCGGTCATGTCCAGCACCGACTCGACGCCGGCCGCGGAGGTGGCCACGATCGTCGCACCCTTGCCCATCGTGAGCTTCTTGTCCACGCGGACCTTGTTGTATTTCCTGTCAAGCATTGCAGTTCCTTGAGTTTTGAGGATTTGGAACAGCCCGTGTCAGGCGGGCGTTGCGCAGATCAGCCGAAGGCGACCCAGGTCACCACCTTGGAGGCCGCGATGACAGCCAGGGTGGCGTTCTGCAGCACCTTGAAGGACCGCCCGGAGGTGTTGGCCGTGCCGTCCGAGTCGCACACCGTCACGCCGCCGTTGGTGGTTTCCAGCGTCTGCGCACCGTTGGCCGCGGTCTTCAGGCAGGTCTCGGCCGCCATGCCCTCGAACCACTCGATGCTGATGCGGTCGGTGACGTTCCAGAAGCGCACGTAGCGCGGGGTGAACCCCAGCGTCTGCAGCGTGTGGTCGGTCGCCGTGATGGAGTCCGAACCGTAGGTGATACGGCCCGAGGCGAATGCAGGAGCAGCCGCCGCTTGGCTCGCGTTGTCCTGCGTGTAAGTCGTGTTGATAGCCATGATATTTCCTTGAAATTGGTTGAAGCGGGGAGGCGCAACACCGTTTCCGGCGTCACGCCATCCATTCGCTATCTAGTTGATTCCATTCACGAAATCAGAGATCCGACACTCCCGCCCAGATGACTCCCATGTGTCCCGCATTGACCACCTTGGCGGCCGACCAGAAGGACGCGCCGACATAGCCGCGCTGGCCGAACGGGTCTTCCTTGGTCTTGGTCTTGGCCGGGATGTGCGTCACATCGAAGTTCAGGTTCAGGCCGATGTCGAACACCGCGTCCTCGGCAACCACGATGAACGGGTAAATGTCGATTTTGGAGCTGCCCACCGACTCCAAGCCCGTCGAACCGACATCCGCGCCACCGCCCAGCGTGGGAGCAAGCTCCTTGCTGGTGATGAAGCGGAAGCGGCCGACCGAACCGAGCTCATGGGGAGAGATCGGCTTGCGGTTGGCGTACTTGGCAACCGGCACGAAATCCTCCAGGCGGCGAATGTCGTACTCGGCATCGGTATGCACGAACACGATGTACCCGGCCTCAATCGCCGAGGTGTCATACGCCGGGCCGGGGGCCAGGATCTGCGTCTTCATCGGGGCTCCGTTGGCCTGCAGCGTGCGGCTCATCAGCGACAACTGGTTGTAGCTGATCGCCTCGTCCACCGTCACCGGCGTCGTGCCGCCGCAATACTGCACCGTGGTCGCGCCCGAGCCCTTCATCTCGCCGTAGCGGATCATTTCCCGGACAAGGCCCATCTCCATCGCCACCTGGCGCTTCTGGTCGGCCGGGATGTCGTCCTCATGCAGGTCTGCCACCTTGTCGGTGTACGAATACAGCACCGCGTACTGCTGGATCGCGACGTTGATGTCCTGGTAGGTCAGCGCCTTGGCAGAGGGCGTGACGCCTTCAGCCACGAGGTACGACGGTGCCGAGACCGACCAGCGGTTGATGGTGTTGGCGTTGGTCGTCGCGCCGCCCGCGGGGATGACCCGGCGATAGCTGATGTTGTCGCCCTTGTTCTTGGGGAACTTCTTGGGCGTGACCCCAAGCATCAGGACTTCGACGGGCTCGGCCATGGCGAGGAACTCGCCCTTGACTTCATTGATCCGACCAGTCGGGTTGAGATAGGTATTACCGGGCATGATTTGCCCCTTTCGTTAGCTAGAGACGCTTCCCCCGCGCTCGCTCGTAACCGATGCGTGCGGCTTGTTCGTCTGAAATGGCTGATGGCGTGGCGCGCGGCAGCCCTTGCGGGGTTGCAGCAGCGTCGAGCCGCTCTTGTTTGCGCTTGCGCGCGGCGACCGTGGCCTTGAAATCGGTGAAGCACTGCGCGACGACGGCGGCGTTCCAGGAGGTTTTCACCTGCGACTGGTACTCGGGCGGCTTCGCGGCAAACCAGTCCTTGAACTCCTTGGTCTCCCTGATCGCGTGGCGATCCGGGTGAACCTCGTCCAGGGACTCGATGGCGGCTTTCACTCTGGCGTTGCGTTCCAGCTCGGCTGGATCGACGGCTTCGGCCGGGGTGTCTTGCTCAGGCGCCGCTGCTGGCATCCGCGACTGCAGCACCTTCAGGGCCTTGACGAGTGGCCCCGCAAAGTCGGGAAATTCCTCGGCCACTTCCTCTGCGCTCTTGAGGGCAGCGGCCAACTCGTCGTCGGCGGGCGCCTTGGCTTTCTCCAAAGCCTTGAGCTTTTGCAGGGTGCGGTTGATGTTCCCGATCTCGCCGTGCATCTTGCGCACGGTCTCGCTGTCGGCGTTCTTGCTCGCCAGTTCCCGCACCTGGGCCTTGAGGTCTTCCAGTTGCTGCGAGACGGCTTCCTGCGCCGAGAGTTTGGCTGGCTCCGCTTCCAGATGCGGCTCGTCGTCGGAGTCCTCGTCGGACGCGGACAGTGCCGAATCTGCAAGCGGTGGCTCGCCTGGTCGGACGGCTGCTACTTCGGGAGCAGGGGCTTGCGCGCGTGCCTTTCCGTCGTAGCCGGCCTGCGCTTCGGCGATGGCTTGCGCCTCCGCGTCTACTTCGGCCGCTTGCGTCAGTTGTTCATCCATGTGGTGTCAGTCCCAAAACAAAAAGCCCGCACGAGGCGGGCCGGTCACAGCGCGAGGGAGGCGGTCAGCCTGCGTCTTGCTGCGGCTCTGCGGCTGGCTGGGCCAGCTTCAACAGTTCTTTGAGTTCCTTGATCCGCCAGGCAGCGCCCAGGCGGTCGGCCTCGGAGTGCGCCGGGTTCTCGGTGATGGCGCGGTAGGTGGCGAGTCGCTCGTTGATGACGGCCTCGACCTTCTGCCAGCAGGTCGAGTCGCGCTCGGCGGGGGTGAGGCGAACCTTCATTTCAGGTCCAGCGTGTCGATGCCGTTGCCGCAGGCGCTGTCTAGCGCGATTGCGACCGCAACCGCTTCACTGGCCGTCTTCCCGAGATACATGGCCGCGAGGGCAAAGTCTCGGCCGCAACCGATGGCGTGATGCCGGTCCTCGAACGTGATCGGGTACGGAGTCCGCTCGTACTTCTGAATCGTGCCGTCAGGCCGGATCACCAGTATTCCGGTCCAGTCTTCCTTGTCGCGCTGACCAGTCGGGAAGTCTTCCGGCCTCTCTCCGCGCGCAATCCACGCCAGCATTTCCTCGCCGAATGCCGGGTCTCCGGCGTATGCGACAAGGTTGCCGCCAATCCGGAATATCTTCGTCACCGTGCGGTACAAGGTGCCGTTGCAGGCGCGCTTATCAGCCGCCAGCGTCTTTCCGTCCCAAGCAATCACAGTGATAGGCCGCCTCCATTTAACTAGGCTTCAAATGCCCGCCCGTTGGCTGCGCGCCCGGCCGGCTCAGTGGGGGGCTTGGTGACTTGCGGCCCCTTCATCGCGGACAACTGCTTTTGCGTGTTCAGCTTGAGCGTGATGCCGGCCAGATCGACCTTGAACTGATTGAGCGCAATGCGTTCTTCGCTGGTGAGCCCGGCCGCTCCCAGTTCGGCCTCGACCTTGATCGCCATTTGCTCCACCAGCCGGTCCAGCGAGTTCTCGCGCGCCTCGTGTTCGAGCTTCAACTGCGCGCGCTGGGTATCGCCGGCATCCCTGATCTTGGCCGCCTCGATCTGCGGGAACACCGGGGGCTTGGCATTCTTCGCCAGTTCTTCCTTGCGCTTGTCCGACAGCTTGAACGCCTTCGGATCGAAGCGCTGGGACTTGAGGAACTCGTCGGCCGCCAGCGCCGGGTCCATCTCGAACGCCGGGTTGAGCGACAGATTCAGGATGGTTGGAACCTGCTGGTTCTGCAGATCGCGCTCGACCAGGGCAGAAGACCCGCGCGCCTTGATCTGGAAGTCGCCCTTCACAGCGTCGTCGTCAGAGTAAATCTTGAGCCACTGGTCGTAGCGGCGGATGTGCGGCTCGGTGATGTTGCCGTCGAAGTTGCGGGCAATCCGGCGAAGGACCGTCGAACCGTTGTTGTTCTGCAAGGCCCGCCCGGCAGCCGTTTCCTCGATGTTGCCCTGCATCCCCAGGATGATCATGGGCAGCCCGGTGTGCATCTCGACCATCTTCTCGCCAAGTTGGATGATGTTCATCAGCTCGGCCTGCAGGCTCGGCTGGATGAAGAACATCATGGCCCTGGACACATCCGTCGTCTCCGAGCTGGCCCTCCAAGTCCATGGATCGCCATCCTGCTCGATGTCGTCTGTCATGACCTTGTGCGGCTTGGCCGCAGCGCCTGCGTTGTCCAGCAGGTTGCGGGTTGCCGCCGTGACCATCCGTTGGCCTACCCGGGCCTGCCGCCCAACGCCAGTGCCCCACGGCATTCCGGGGCGCGCCTTCCATGGCATGAAGTCGTATGGGAACTCACCCGAATCGAGGTGGTTCAGGCTCGCCTTGATCACCCGGTCGTTGACCATCGTCACGATCACCGGGTACTGCTTGTCCTTGTCCTCGCAGTCACAGCCCGCGGCCTGCAGTTCTTCCCCGGTGATGTTGCCGTAGAAGTACCAGACCTCGAACACGTCGTCGTTGTCCAGCTCTTTCTGCTGGTGATGGC